GAATTATCCTTTTTTATTGAATTATCTGAGAATAATAATAGATTACAATTCGCAGGATGGGATATAATCTTTGGGTTAATCTTATTTCGAAAACCATCCATCACAGAATACATATGGTCTTTACTTACCCCTTTCAAATTATTCCGTTTGTTTGTTGGTGAATACCATCCATATTGTTCAACTAAAGATAAATCAAATTCATCTTTAAAATCTTGGATGTCAAACTTAAAAAAACAAGATGGTCTATAATACTCGTAATATGTTAATTTACAATCATTACATATTATTTTCAACTTTTCAGTTACCTCATTAATTGAACAAATCTTACAAATCTTTTTAGTTTTAATCTTTTCCTTTCTGGGCTTGTTTTTTAAGGTCTCTGAAATCTTTTTTTTAGTTTCTTCAGTCAGTTTTCTATTTCTATTATTATACTGTATAGCACAAGAAGATGAACAAAAGGTATTAGGTTTACTAAAATATTTTTCAAATTCCTTTTTACAATTTTTACAAACTTGATTTTCCTTGTATATAACTTTTAAATTCAATCTACCCATTTTACAATTGATAGATTTGTAAGTCGTTCCCATAATTTCAGCAATATCACCAGGTCTATAACCCTTCTCGACAAGTGAAACTAATTGTTTTATATTTTCATCATTCCATTTCATATATATAAATATCTAAGAAATGAGGAAAAGTAAAGAATCGAACTTTTTTTTGAGGTCGGGGAGGGAATCGAACCCCCCTAAAAATGATTTTGCAGGTCATTGCCTAAACCACTCGGCCACCCGACCTTAATATTTCTTTTTTATCCCCCAACTTCACCCCACTCGTCAGTGGGGGAGTGGTTAGGTTGAGTCCGAACTTATACCTTGGGCTATTCGTTGGACGAAAAAGACCACAGCAAGTGAGCAGTTCTTATGGGATGCTTCGTGGTACATTTATCAGTACCTCCTATTGGAGTCGAACCAATGACCTTCACCTTGTAAGGATGTTGCTCTAAACCAACTGAGCTAAGGAAGTATCGTTGTGACCCTGGTGGGACTCGAACCCACGCTCCCAATATTAAAAGTATTGTGCTTTAAACCAACTAAGCCACAGGGTCGTTAATCAAATCTTCTGTTAGGATTCATTCCTCTCTTATAGTTCACACACAATCTATCTTTATCATCAAAGAAAGTATTGACCATTGGTGTGCCCAATTTTATACCACAACCATCAGGTGCGAAACTACATAAACTTCTTGCACGACCATCCAAGTTTACATCTTCCAATAATCTCCACTCAATTCCTGTCTCCACATCATAAACATAATCACCATCTCTCAATACATAAAGTTGGTTGTATCTGTTTCTCATTGATTCATAAAACTTCGCTGACATAGTGTTCATTAAAATTAAAACTTTCAACATAATTCGGTTGATTGAATGGTTAACTAATCCTGTCTAATTACATTCCCAAATCTACACAAAAGATTCATATATTTTACTGTTTCCATCAAATAATTTTGATTTTTATCCATTAAAATAACAACCTCCATATCAATAATTGCTCTTACCTGAACCTCCTTGTTGTTGGGATTGTCATCACCAAAATCAATAATTAAGTTGTCACCAACTTTAAACTCACCAATTTTTACCTTTTCCATAATAAATATTTTTTGTTGTTCCGGTGGGGCTCGAACCCACGACTTCTACGGTATCAGCATAGTACTCTAAACCAACTGAGTTACGGAACAATGTTTGTGGTTTCATCAGGACTCGAACCTGAAACCCCTCCGTTATGAGCGGAAAGCTCTAACCACTTGAGCTATAAAACCTTAAAAAAAATTTGTATGGGTGACCGGATTTGAACCGATGACCACTAATTCCCAAAATTAGCATTCTACCTCTGAACTACACCCATATATTAAACAATTAAACCATATATAATTCCACATAGAAGAACAATTAGAAAAATAAGTCCTACTAAGAATAGGTCTGAGTTTCGTTTGAAGTGAGACAAAACTAAGAATAATATTCCAATTATCAAAAACAAAAGACCAATTAATAATAACATAATTTAATTTTTTTTTGCGGAGAACAGAGGTCTCGAACCCACACACCAGCTCATCACCGATGACATCTGATTTTCAAGACCAGGCCGATACCAATTTCGGTTGACTTTTCCGTATTGTTTGGTGGTATGATGGGACTCGAACCCACACATACATCATCCACAATGATGTCCCTCTACCAATTGGGGTACATACCACATATAGTTTGGTGGTGATGATTGGAATCGAACCAATATTAAACGATTTTCAGTCGTTCGCCTTGACCAACTTGGCAACATCACCATAAAGTTTTGAGTAAGTATCCACCACGTTTAAGGCTGGCTGTGGACAGTGCTACCTACGACCTTTCCTTACTCTTCTACAAAGTTACCATTTTTTTTTAATTTCCAAATATCTTTGTAAGTTTTTTTTAAAGTGGTCAAAATCCACCACTTTAAGTTATTACTACACAATCCATAAAATGGTAAAAACCAATTAATGTAAAACTTGAACAATAAATTATTTTAAAAAAAATTTTGAATTTTACTTGGATGTATGGTATTTGTTTTGTTTCTTTGTTAAACATTATTTCACTACTAAAAATTTAAAATTATGAACACACAATTGAGCACAACTTCAAAAATTATTGTTGGAATTATTTCTGTTGTATTATTATACAACGCTACTTACCTACTAGGAATTGTTGTAGGTTTTTTACAAGGTATTTTGGGTTAAAATTATTCTTTTAAAAGTAGAATTCGGATTTTATTTAAAAGTTCGAATTCTACTTTTATTATCTCTATTTCATTATACCAGGTAATAAAATCCCTCACTTTAGAATGTTCCCCCTGATGGAATCGAACCACCATCCTCAGAATCAAAATCTGATGTAATCAACCATTATACCAAGAGGGAGTATTATTTTACCACGATGTCAATGAACAAAAAAAACCCTGAACTTTATGGTTCAGGGTTCTACTATCAAAAAATTATTAACAATTATAATTCTATAGAATTTCCCCAACCATTACAAACACTAGGTTTTGACCAACAATTACTAAATTGTGGCTGAACCGATATGTTAATATGTTTGAAGAAATTTTTCATTTTTTTAGTTTGTTTATAAGTATTGCGAAATTAATAAAAAGTTTGGCTCAGAATGATTTTTTTCCAAAGTTGCAATTTTGTTTAGTTTGCTGAACTCATTCTTTATAACCTAAATTGACAGGATAGTGTTTGGTCAAATTTACAAGTTTTGATGTTTAAAGATTGCTGAATCTATCCCTCGTTCTATATAACGTAAATATAATTAAAAAGTTTCAAAAAGAAAAGAAAATTGGAAAAATTGGTTTCAGTATGGGTTTTTTGTTGAAGTTTATTTCCGTGCGATTGGAAAAATGAGTCAACAACTCAGCCTTGTGTTCGAATGATTCAATATTTGTATCTTAGTTTGCTGGAATCATACTTTATAAACCAATTTTTCCTTTTCTCTTAGATTTCGATGATTGAGTATCTCTCTGAATTGATTGTCTCATTCATAATAGATACTGGTGTCATCTGTTTTCCACCCAATACTGACTTTACAATACTTGGTGAAAGACCTGAGATTAATGCAGTCCCCGATTCATCACATCTAACAGGAAAGTTTTTATTCCTTGATTGAATATTCCAAAATATGATTTGTGGTAATGAATAGCCACTTTCATCATACATTCTTCTTATCATCTGAATCGCACTTTCAGAGTGACGTGAAGCTTGGTTAAATTCCATATCAGACATAATCAATATCTTAGAAGGCATATCTTCAGGTGATACACTATGTTTGATAGCTTGATTAAGAATAAGTTCGAATACTTTTTCTAAGTTAGTACTCATACCCCAATCCGCAACTAACATTTGGTCGTAGCGTTCTTTAAGTGTCCCCGAAACCTTTTCAAGTTGGGGCTTTTCAGAGAAAGTAATGAAAGAATCTTTGAAAACTCCTTCATTTCTTTCTGAGATATATAAACCTAAAGAAACTGCTACATCCAAACAACTAATACTACCAGAAACTATTGAACTCATTGAACCTGACACATCAACTACAGGTAAAATTCTTTCAGTTGTACCTTCCATAAAGTTTGGTAAAGCTTTCCATTGCTCGTTTGCCAATTCCCAACTACCTTGTTTCATTGTTTGAACAATGTTATAAGGATATATAGCACCAGCATTCACTTTGGTTTCACCTTTCTTTAGTTTTTCTAAATACTCAGTGAATCCAGTTGTGTCGTGTTTTGCAAAAGCTTTTGTGTATCTACCCATAGCTAATGAAGGAGTCTTTTCATACTCAATATTAGTCCATTGGTTTGCGCACATCTTTTGTTCAACAGTATTGGAAATACCCACCAATAACTTACGAAGGTCTTTAGGAGTGGTATTTAATGCCTTTCTAATTGCATTGAATATAACACCCTTTCTTGGTATCCATTTCGCACATAGTCCATTTTCTACAATAAGACCACTTACAAACATTCTGGTTGCCTCAGCTTCCAACTTGGTACCAAAAAGAACTGAAAGGTCATCCCATCTACCAAAGTATGGTATTGCTTGGATGTTCTTTTGAACAACATTTGGATGATTCTCCACAAGATACTTGATGATATCTCGGAAGATTTGTCTTTCACCTGCTCCACCTCTTACATCTCTAACCCAAAATAGGATTTTCAATGCTGACAACGGATTCTCATTGAAAGCTTTTGAGAATGTTGAGATAAGTCTTTCCTTATCTTGTTTTCTCATAGCACCAATAGTAAAGAATAGGTTTACACATTCGTTCAAAGTTGAAGAATTAGTTACCATTCCATTTTCCGTGTAAGTGTCCTCTGATTGTAAGGCATCAATGAAGTTCATATCGTTTCGTTTAATTGTGTTTTAAAACTTAAGTAATCGTTTTTGATTTGTCAAGGACTTTTAAATCTTTTTTACTTCGTATTTGTAACCTGAGTCGGAATTAGTTTCGAAAAGATTCTTCATATTTTCAGCCTCCTCAATAGTTTCAAATTCTAATACTTCACATTGTGTATCAACTAATACAACAGGTAAAGTCGTATTGTGGTCTGTTTTGATGTGTTTTACAATAATATACATAATTAAAATCGTTTTGCAATATTCTCAATTATATCAATTTCCTCATCTGTTAGAGTTAACCGATTACTTCTAATTTTTTCTATGGTTTCGTACCATAAGGTGTCATTAAGTGATAAATTTTGTGTTTGGGTATAAGTAGTAAGTGTTTTTGGTAAACTACCATCTTCAACCAAATAACGAATTAGTTTTTCGATTTCTCTACCTGAACATGAGTCAACAAATTCTTCAACATCAATATCTACTTCAGCTTCTACATCTTGATAAAAGGTTGGCATAATTTTAATTTTTTAAATCTTGTATTTGAATTAATTTTTCTGTCACTTGTTCAGGTGTGAGGTAACCTATGACATCATCAGTTATTGGTGTAGTATAGGTTAATTCACCATTTTTGTCAAGTACAGCCATTTCATATAAACCCATCTTTCCACCATAGGACATTGGATGGGAAACCACTGAAGCACCATAACCATTTTCGAACATAGTTACACTTCTTACACCACTCATAGGATGGGGTGTGAATTGGATATCTTCAAATTTTTTGTACTTCAAGTCAAGTTCATCAATTAATCGTTGATAGGATAAACCTGTTACTTTGGATGTTTCTACTATACCATTTTCAGTATAGAATTGTTTCATTTTTTCTTTTGGATTACTCATATATGTTCAAAGTGTTTTTACATTTTTTACAAAAAAGACCAGTATCATAATCATCATTATTTATAGCCATTACACAAGATAAATCGTCACAATGTTTCAAACCAAGAATGTGACCTAACTCGTGTACCATAGTTTCTTTTATAAACCCATTACCCACTCTTACCGATATATTAAAACCTGTGGAATATCCTCTAACATAATCTCTTATATTACTATCAAACAATCTTTTATCTGTCAAGAAAACAACTGAGGTATATTCTGAATATGTTTGTAATAACTTTTGATTATCCATAATTTCAGTCAAATTACCAAAATCATCTGTAATCATAAATTCACTGATTGATTCTATTTGTGAGTGATATTCAAAATCAACTTTAATACCTTGGGAACTAAAAATATTGATAACCTCATTTATTGTATCTTGTAACTCATCAATATTTACATCACCCAAACAAATTATCTTGAATGACCGATTTATTTTAATATTATCGAATACCCTTACATTATGTGATGAAGAATCAAATTGTGTAGGATTTGGTTGTTCGGTAACATCCTTAGCTAAATTATCAAAGTTAACATCCTTCAAAATGTAGATGAAAAATACAACAACAGCAAGATTCAATAATGTTTTCATATGATTTATTTCTTTTGATTATACAAATGTAGTAAAAGTTTTTGATAACTAGTTATTCTTTCAAAAAAAAATATTTATAATTGAAAGAAAAAAAATATTCATATGGAAAAGGTACTAGTATTGAATGCGGATTTTACACCTATTAATGTAACTAGTGTTTATAAAGGATTTACTTTAGTAAGTAAAGGAAAAGCTGAAGTGTTAAAAGCGAGTGACAAACCCTTATTATCAGGTATGGGTGAATTTATACGTCCATTAATTATCAGATTATTAAACTTTGTCAAGTTCAGAGTTCATAAATTGAAAATCAATAGACATAGATTATATAAACGTGATGGTCACGAATGTACTTATTGTGGAAGTAAAAGAAACCTTACAATAGACCATATTATACCAAAATCTAAAGGTGGACAAAATACTTGGATGAACTTAGTAACTTGTTGTTCATCTTGTAATAGATTGAAGGGTGATAGAACACCAGACGAGGCAAATATGAAAATGAATATTAAACCTTATGAACCAACTATATTTTCAGATATAATCAATTCATCAGTTGGGGATATTTGGGAAGAATTCAAAACAACATTCTATTAAACACAAAAGGACGTGTAAACGTCCTTTTGGTAGATGTTGGATACCTCCCTTTCTTTAGTCGAGTTTATCCCATGTGAGTCCTACCTCACAGGTTTCTTTAAAATTATTTTTTTCCAAAAATACTTGATAAAACATTTCCACCTTTACCTTCTAGGTATGGACAAACAATTTTATCACCAATAAAGTTCTTAATTGATTGGAATATTTCACTTTCTTCACCTAATTCGAATAGAGTGTTTTCGATAAAACTTCCAACCATAGTTTTTCCACCAATACTTTTTGTCGCTTCAGCCGCAATAGTTTCCATTACACTTTTTGTGATTAAACCTGAAACAAATCTACAATCACTTAATTTAGGGAAGTCAGCTGGTGTTAGGTTTGTAATTGTTTTTAAAATTAAAGTACCCAAAGTTCCTTTAGGGTCGATACCCATTGTTTTTAGGATACCACCTGCTATAGTTTCAATAACGGTTGACATTAAACCTCCACCTGCAGCACCCTTTAGACCTGATAAAAAGTCACCACCTTTTCCACTTGTAAAAAAATTAGTGAGGTTTGATAATAAACCCATCTGTTCACTGATTATCATTTCATCAAACCCCTCGTTTCTCAATCTTACCATTTCACCCAATAAACAATCAGCTAATAGTTCAATATCCTTTCTATTCTTTACCTCAATACTTTCGAAAATGAATTCAATTCTTTTTCTTACTTCTCTTCCTTCAGTAATAAACTTCTTTGTTTTTTGAATTTTCAATCTTGTTAAACTTTCTGATACTAGTGTAGAAAGTTCATCATTCTTTGATTCTTTAAGGCTATAATTTAATATATTACCTTGTCCACCTCTAATTTTTATTCGTTGCATATATTGTATTTTATCTTTAAGACCAGGAAAATTTATTGCAGTTGAACAATTTCTTACAATTGGTTTTATTTTGTCAATAGTGTTTTGGTTAATTGGAATTTCTTTTTGAATCAATTCGTAATAGGACAAAATTAGGTTTCTACAATCTTTTTTGTTAGCCCCTTTACCTAGTTTTTCTACCAATGATAAGGTTTTACTATAAATCTGTTTAGGGGAAAAATCAGACATAGGCTTACAAAGTTTAGTACCTTTTTCAAAGTAATCAGGATACTTAATGTCGATGTCGATAATGTCGTCAGGTCCCTTTTCAGGTTCAGGTACTGAACAAATCTTGTACCCCGAAAACTCAGGAAGTGCTAAAATTCTTTTTTGTTCATCTTCCATTTTTTTAATTCCAACCCCCTTCTTTTTAGTTTTCCACATATAGAATGGTCTATTAGAACTAACTAAATCATCCATATATTGTTGTAATCCTTTTACAACATTATAATACATACCACCAGGTTTTAAGTCTGGGTCTTTCGCAACATCAGTTATATCATAATTTAATATGCCATTACCTTGTACACTTGCAAATTGTTTCCAACCTAAACTATTTTCTAAAGCTGATAACAATTCTTGTTGAACTTTTGATGTCTCAGGATTTGTTCGTTCTAACAAAGCATAACAACTCCATTTTGAAGTTCTAGCTACTTTACCTGTTTTATCATTTGTTGTACGATATTCTAAAGTGTAATCTGGTTTGTAATAAACAAACTTGTTGTTCGCGTTTTCAGGTTTTTTACTCAAAGCCGAAATAACTAATTCATTTGTTTCTGGATGTTGAGTAATTACATATCCTTCAGGGAAACAATTCGCCGCGGCAGCTGCTCTCAAAATTGGGTTTTCTATAGCTTTGAACTTTTCTAAAGGTTCATCTTGTTTATATTGTTCGAAAATTTTATACTTATTCATATCCTAATTTAACTATAAATATTATATGTCTTTTGCAAATCCTGCTGTAGGTAATGCAGAACCTTCAGGTGCAGCACCACAATCTTTCATAATTTTATCATATACTGATGTTGTAAGGATTTCACCATAACCCTTTTCCACCATTTTTTCTTTTAATGTTGGTGTAAACTTACCATCAATTGTGACTTCCAAACAACTTTGGACTCTCTTTATTTTATCATTAATACAACCAACTTCAAATGGGAAATCATCACATTTATTATACATAATTTGTTTTTTCAGTCCATCAGGTCCTAACAGAGCACCAAATAAACCTAATGATTTTTTTTCAGATTCACCAGATTTAACTTTTCCATCTGGTGTACAAGAATATGATGAAACCTCCTCAGTTTTGGGGTCAATTTTTTTACCATTATCAAACCACACAAAACCACCACCTTCATAAACTATAGTACCATCACTTGTTTTCTTTTGTTTTACATTCTTAGACAACGCAACACAAGGATATTTTTTCCAACTTTCAGGCACGTCTTTAAGTAATTCAGTAGCTGACTTAGATTTTTCAGATTTCTTAGTTTCTTTATTAGCGGCCTTTTGTCCCGCTGAAATATCTGAACTTATTTTAGTAAGACCATTATACGCATATTTTGCCATATCACCTAACCATTTTATACCTAACTTACTTGAAAAGTAAGCTACACTTTCACCAATATAAGTTGCTAATTTTCCAATACCTTTAGAAATTGTTTGGATTACTTTTCCAAATGTGCCCTTCCCGGCCAACGTTCCTAATCCATAAAAGTTAGTCAAACCTTTTGTATATGCTCCTAAACCTTTAGCTAAAGCTGGTGCCAATAATGATACAATATCAACTATGATATCTGAAATACTCCATTTTTTTCCAGACATCATTTTATAGATATCATAAATTAATAACGCTCCAAAAATTATTACGTTAGGGATTGTTCCTATTACAGGGATGAATGATACACCAGTCAAAACAGCTACCCCCAAAAATGAGGTTGCGATTGTTCTTAAACCTTCCATAAAACAATCAATATATCCACTACCTTTAGCACAAGTAAATGCTTTTGAAATCGTAGATTTTATATTATCCCAACCCCATTGTAACCAAGTTCTTTCTAATATTAGTGAGTCAATCAACCTTTCAGCATATAAAGTATTTAAACCTTTCCAACTATTTTCAAAAACTTTTCTTAAATCAGTTCTATCTGAACTTTCATTGATAAACAAAAGATTTTTTCCATATTTATTTTCCCACTCATTAATCACAGAAATTTGATTTTTGATACTCCCAATATTCATTGATTCATATAGGAACTTTCTTGCGGAATAAATATAATCATTCTCATTTATCAATCCCATATCAAATTTAACTTGGAGATTTTCCTTTAAAATATCGAGACCTAATTTTAGATTCTGAGAGTTATATTCGAGGATATTTTCATTTTCATCTAATGAAATTTTTACAATACCTTTATCAGTGAAAAAATATTGTAAATCATATGTTATACTTTGTATTTTTAATTCCGTATTCATTGTCTAAAGTAGTGTATTTGCTTTACCTCTCGTTATTTTATAGACATCTCTCCATTTAGTTAAACCAATGGGATTTGCTAAACCCCTTGTTGCGCCTGATTCCCACTTAGTAACGGTTGGGTATTTTGTACCTCCACCAGTACCACCTCCACCTGCTGGTGCGTCTTGTTCATCAATTTCACCATCATTTTTTTTGGTTGTGTATCTTTTCATCAAAGAAATAAGAGTATCTATTTCGTATTGTCCCATTAAAAAATTTCAGGTTTAGGTAATTTATCTATAAATAGAACGAAATATTCATTTAGGAATGAAAGGATTTCATTTTCATCAACAAATAAGTCATCATCCTCAAAATCTTCATAATATTCATCATTATCTTCTTCAAATAATTCATCAGGTATATCATTATGAAATTTATAACCAAAATCAGAAATGTCGATAAATGGTATTTTTGTCTCTCTACACATTTCTTCAGAATCAGTGTTAGTTCTAAAAGTAACTTCTAATACTTCTTCCAAATTATTCAGATGAAATGTTATTACTTCTACAATTTCCATTTTAGTAATTTTTAAATTTTTTAAACATTTCTAATGTTTTGTTGACTTGCTCTTGTAATGGTTCAACCATCTCCTCATCTAAATTTTCGTCAAAACCCAATACTGAAATTTTACTGAATGATGGTTCATCATCTTCATCATCAAAATGTAATTCATATGTAACCTCGTCATCTTCATCATCAAATGTTCCGTGTTCCATATCAGAACTACTATCACCAATCATATCTCTACCATCAAAACCAACATATTCTGACTCAAATTCATCATCAGGGCCACCAAAATCAAATGAAATATCAGGTAAGTATTTTGCACCTGTCATTGCATCAGATTCGTTGATATTCATATTTGTATATGTTTTGACAACACCCTTGTTACTTACAGTAAGACCTTGTTTGTCATTTGCAAAATCTTGGACATATAATGGTTGTTGATTTATTTGTTGTCCATATGTGGTCACGAAACCATCATAAACCTTTCTGTGTTGGTCTAAAATATCATTTCGTTCTGCTTGGTTCATTTTGAAAAAATAAGCGTTCATATTTTAAATTTTATTAAGTTGATTTTGTATTTCCTGAGAATTAGGAATATTTTTTGTTTTTAGTAATTCAGCTATTTTTTTCGCTGTCAATCTATCCATTTTACCAATTGAGGTTGTTAATCCATTATCTGTTTGGAATTTTTTTAATTGTTCTTGTGTTTCAGCACCAAATTTTCCATCCGCACCAAATCTAGCTAACTTATATCCTAACAATTGTAACCCATCTTGGAATGTTTTTACATTCCCTTGAATAGTGTAAGCACCAGTATCACCTTCAAATTCAGCAACCTCTTCACCCATAAATGCTAATGATTCTGCAGATGTTTGGTCAGGGTTAGCATCAGGTATACTATTTAGTATATCATAATTTATATCACTACCATCACTATTTAACAAATCAGCAGTTCTTTTGACAAAAAATGGAACTGCAACAGAATACCCTCTTCTACTCCAAGGTGCTCCAATGGCATCTTTCGTAAATTTCTCGATAGACATTTCTGCGGGTATTTTTTCACCATTTTTTGAAATATAAGTAACAAGTACTTTAGAATCGGTGACATTATCAATCATTATTTTGTCCGTTTTGAAGGCAGCACCTTTTAAACGATAAGTTTTACCAGGAACAAACCCCAACTTCCTCAAAAAAAGAGGACCACTTTTTATTTTTGGTAATTTTTTAAAGAAGTTTTGCAACCTAACTTTAAGTTGTTTACTTAATGTTAGTTGTCCTAGTTCTTTTGCTGTTGTTTTCAACAAACCAGGTTTTTTAACAACATCATCGGCAGTGGCTTTAACTCCAGGTGTTTTTGTACCTTTAGCTTTTGCCAAAACACCATCAAAAATAGTTTTTACTCTATCGTAAAATTTTTGAATATACTTGGATATATTATCTCCATGTTTACCTAAAATATTTCTAGCTAACTTTGATTGTAATGCTTTTTGAAGTAAATTTTTTATACCACCAAGAATTGTTCCTAAATTTTTTCCAATAATTTCTAACGCGCCCAAAACAGCCTTTGAAGCAAATCCTCTACCTGTTTTTATTGCATTTTTTAAAACTGGGGCAACAGCTTGTAGTGGACCGGGTAATATTACAAAAGCAAAAGTTATTGCTGCCATAGTATATAGTGAATCTCTTTCCTCAGCAGGTCTAAATTGAGCTTCTATAATGTAACTGAGGGCATTCAAAGCATCTACGATAGCCCCTGAACCGGGAATTATGAAGTCCATTCCAGCAGACAATAAATCAGCCCCCGTATGAAGAATATCACTGATACTCCAACCTTCCATAATTGGAACTTCTTCACCTGTTTGACAAGAATATATTTTGTTTTCATACATAATATATTTTCCATCAGGTGTGTACTTACACTCTAACAATTTTTGTAAAGGTCTTACCTCATCCTTTACGATACCATATAAATTTAAAATATGACTTCTATCTGATTCAGAAATTATAAACTTTTGCATATTGTTTTTTTTTAATAAATACTATAAACTATTTTGTTTAATCAAATGTTATCCAATAATTGTTTTTTTGTTATGGTATAACTTTCTTCTATTTTTTTCTTTTTCTTTTTTTTGTTAAAATCTTTTTCATACATCCACTTATCAGCATCTTCTAATAAATTATAAGTTCTGCCATTATCCCATTTGACATTATATTGTTTGTGTCCAAACACAACTACATATGGATTATTAAACTTATCTATAGGAACAACAACACCTCCTTCGTAAGTCATATTTGGTTCACCTTCCATAGTTAGTAGAATAACTCTATCACCAACCTTTAATTCTGGATTAATCATAATTTTAGTTTTGTATATAAATATTTATACAATATTTATTATTATGAAAATTATAATCACCGAACAACAAAAAAGAATAATTATCACTGAAAGTACTGGTGAGGAACTTGGTAATTTAATCAAACAAAATACTGAAAGGGTAAAAAAAATTGTAAATGAAGCTCAAGACCAAATTGGTATGAACTTACAATTTTTATTAACTTGGGGTGCTGGTATTGGTGGTTTTATGGGTCCTGTTGAAGATTTCGTAAGAGGAAAATATCCTGAGATTGATGAGAACGAGTTAGTTTTAATTTTGATTGGTATAATTGCAACATATTTTATAGACAACAAAAAAATTGTTACAAAAATCTATACAAAAATACAAGAGGATGGTTTGAGTGGGATTTTTGATAGAATATTGAAAAAAACTGATACATTCACAAATACATTTATCAATTTTATTGATAGCTTGGGTTTAACTTTCCACAAAATAACAAATATGTTAAGCTATACTTTTATTATCCCAATATTACCTATGATATATCAAATGGTTGAAGATGGAAGTACTGAAAATGTGGATTTGAAACAATTAGCTATCAGAATTATTAGTTTTACAGGTTTAACACTTTCAGGTATCATCTTCAAAGAATTATTATCCAAATTAGTTAAAAGATTCAAATCATAATATTTGAGTTTTCAAGATTTATATTTTATCCTTAAATCAAAAAGGATAAATTATGCAAAAATTCGACTTTAAGGACATTACACTAGTTCCTGAAACAATTTCCACAATATCATCAAGAAGTGAAATTAATATTTTCACACCAGAGGGGTCTCTCCCAATCATAGTTAGTCCAATGGACACTGTAGTTAACAAAGAAAATTACGAAATATTCCTAGATGAAAACCTTGAGGTATGTTTACCTAGAGGTGAAAGGCCATACTACGACAATACATTTTGGTCAATTTCTTTATCAGACTTTGAATTAATGATACATAAACATAAAACTTATGGTACTATGGTTCATCAAAAAAGGATATTGGTTGATATTGCAAATGGTCATATGTCAAAACTATATGACTTGTGTAAGTATTTCACTGAAAATATGAAAAGTACAAACCAATTAATGATTGGAAATATTGCAAATCCTAATACATACGAGTTATTTGCCGAACTTGGTGTCGATTATATTAGAGTTGGTATTGGTGGTGGTTCAGGATGTTTAACTTCAGCAAATACTGGTGTGCATTATCCAATGGCTTCTTTAATATCAGAGTGTTATAACATCAAAAAGAAAAGAGGTTATACAACAAATATTGTTGCTGATGGTGGATTTAGAAACTATGATGATATTATCAAAGCATTAGCCCTTGGTGCCGATTATGTGATGTTAGGTGGAGTATTAAACAAAACATTGGAATCTTGTTCTCCTGTTTATTTAGGTAAACTCATTCCATTAAATGAAAATACCTCCAAATATGTTTGGAATAATTTCAAATTCCTTAGAAAGTTTATGTATAAGAAATTTAGAGGAATGAGTACAAAAGAAGTACAGAAAAAGTGGGGTAAAAATAAGTTGATTACATCTGAGGGTATTACGAAATACAATAAGGTAGAATATACATTAGATAAATGGATTGAAAATCTTGTAGACTATCTAAAATCAGCAATGTCTTATACTAATTCAAAAACACTTGAGGAGCTCAAAGAAACCGAATATGTGTTTATAACAGAAAATGCTTTGAAAAGATTTAATAAGTAATATCAAACAAAGGTAATCAGGACTTTTAATTCTTGATTACCTTTTATTACTCTATGATATACACCTTCAGGTATATAATACTTTTCACCAATAACTAATTTTTTAGGGAATTCGTTGTCCATTTGTAAAAACCAATCATCCCCATCCAATATTTCAACTAATCTATTTTCCCTATCACGATGCCATTTTAATTCCTCATCGTCAACATCAGGTGAAAATGTTCTTAATCGTTTATTACCAATTATTTCTTGTTCGAAAGGTAGTTTTTCCATTACCAACTAGCACTTGACTTTAAACCCAATTTTTTTGCGTGTCGACCAACATTACAACTCCAATAACCAGCAGTTGTTCTATCTTTCTTTTGGTCACACTTATGTCTTGCTCTAAATGATTTTGCTGCTTTTGGATTTCTATTTCTCACCTTTAGGTTGGGGTCACCAAATGTTACTTTCTTGATTGTTCCTTTTGGTGTTTTAACATATACCGCAAACTTTTTAGGTCCTCCTGGTGTTCTAAATGGTGAATTAAGTTTAACATTTTTTCCGTGATGTTTTGCTTCAAACAATAATTCTTCAACTTCCTCTTCATACATTGGAGCATCTAACCATACCTCATCCCCATTTTCTAATAAAACTTTTTTACCTAAATCTGACTCAACCAACCAAGTGTCCTCTTCATTCAATTCTATTTTACCATCATAATATAAGTTTCTTACCTCATTAATTAACTTAAAATATTTCTCAGAGTATATTCTAAAAATATTTTCATTCAATGGAATCTTATTTTCCAAATGATATTTTAAATCCTCAGAAATCATACAATGTTCAGTCAATTTCATTACCGGATTTAGTGATTCTCTTAGAACTTTCTTTATTAAGTTATCTAACTTGGTACTCATATATTTTGTTTTTAAAATAAATATCCTTATATTAGTAATGATATTTTATAATCACAATTAATAAATGACTATGTTACTAATTTTATTTTTAATCGTTCATACCTTTATAAGAATATACATTTTTGCTAAAGTATTTTATCTAATGTGTATGACTTATTATTATCCCGAAACATATCCTATTTCATTATTAACTTGGTGGATTTATTTTTTAATTTTTGATATATGGATTGACCATTTATTGAATAACAAAAAAATAGAAAAAGTAATAGAAAAAAAAGATGAGTCCATCGATTGAGGGATTTTTTTATTTTGTTAATCTTGTTATATTTATAAAGAAAAAAGTTTATGAAAGGTTACAATATAAAAGAATCTAATATACGTAAAGTTATCCGACAAAAATTAATGGAACAAATGGAAACGTCTGAACCAAAGGAAGAAAAAAAAGTTAGATGTGTTCCTGAAAATATTATGCCATTGGAGGAAATTGTAGGAAATGCTGGAGAGTATGTAACATACGCACCTGGTGTTACAAAAAGAAAAATGGGAGTTAATTCTATGGTAGATACTTTAGGTATTTTGAATAATTTAAGATTATTCAAAGACATCAAAGATGGTGGTTCTCACTTAGCTTACGATATGATGCACCATTTAAATAAGTTCAGAAACAAAAATTATTACGATGAAACAACAGGTGGTTGTAATAAAGCTATGGACAAAATTATTGAATTATACAAAGAAAACGAACACGGAACTGAACTTGTTAAAGATATTGAGAGAGTTTTAAATCTTCAAACTAAAGATGATGAATTAACTCCATCACCAAGAGCGAAAGAATACCTGAAAAGAGCTTTGGCTTTAGTTAAAGGTGAATAATCTAACCTCTTAGGAGGACTATTAGGACCGTTTGCTGTTACGGCAACAAAAAAAGAGGACATCGCTACGTCCTCTTTTTCTTTTATATCCTATTTATTAAGAAAATTTACTATGAAAAACAAACTATTTTTCGGATGGGAAAATATTAAATGGTTAATTAGAGAAGTTACTAATATGTATTCATCTAAAGAATCATTTTTTTCCAAAAAAAGGATTGAGTCCGGAATCGCTTTCATCATTGCACAATGGGGAATGATTTTCTTTTTATTAGAAAAACATTCAGTTCTAACAATGACTGATTTGATTATGTGGGCAGGTGTTGAGTTTGCAATCTCAGGTTATATTATTCACCAAATCCAAAAAGAAAAGAAAACTGAAGAACAAAAAGAAGAAACCCCCAACGAATAGTCAGGGGTTTTTTGTTTTACTTTACTTCTTCAAACTCTACATCTGAACCTGTAAAACCATCAGTGTTTTCAGTTTGTTCACTCACATTACTATAAAGTTCTTGGGTAATTTTTTGCATAATTGAATTAACATTATCTAACGCAGGGTCAATTTTTTCAATTTCACCAGTGTTTTTAGCCTCTTTTAATTCCTCCAAACCTTTTTTAACTTCTTCTTTGTGTTCATCAGAGATTTTTTCATCCAAATCCTTCAAAGTTTTCTCAATATTAAAGATTGTACTATCAGCCTCATTGATTTTTTCAGCTTTTTCTTTAGCTAATTTATCACTTTCAGCATTTTCCTCAGCTTCTCTCTTCATTCTGTCGATTTCTTCTTGTGAAAGTCCAGATGATGACTCAATTCTAATCGTTTGTTGTTTGTTTGTTCCCTTGTCTAAGGCCGAAACATTGATAATACCATTTGCATCGATGTCAAAAGTAACTTCGATTTGAGGAATACCTCTCATTGATGGTGGAATACCATCTAAATGGAATCTACCAATAGTTCTGTTGTCTTTTGCCATTGGTCTTTCACCTTGTATTACGTGAATTTCAACAGAAGGTTGATTATCTACCGCAGTTGAGAAGATTTGTGACTTTTTGGTTGGAATTGTTGTATTTGCTTCGATTAATCTTGTCATTACACCACCCATTGTCTCAATTCCTAATGAAAGTGGGGTAACATCCAATAAAAGAACATCTTTTACATCACCAGCTAATACACCACCTTGAATCGCAGCACCCAAAGCAACAACTTCGTCAGGATTTACACCTTTTGACGCTTCTTTTCCGAAAAACTTCTTAACTGCTTCTTGAATTGCAGGGATTCTAGTAGAACCACCAACCAAAATAACCTCATCAATGTCATTAATTGTCAATCCAGCGTTTTTAAGAGCTGATTTACAAGGTGCAATCGTTCTTTCAACCAATTTATCAATAATTTGTTCAAACTTTGCTCTTGTAAGTGTTTTTACAAGGTGTTTTGGTTGATTATCAATTACCATAAAGTAAGGTAAGTTAATTTCAGTACTTTGAGATGAAGATAATTCAATTTTTGCCTTCTCAGCTGCCTCTCTTAACCTTTGGATTGCCATAGAATCATCATTCCAAGCACCATTGTTCTCATTTTTGAACTCGTTTTTTAACCAATCAGAAATAGCATTGTCAAAGTCATCACCACCTAAGTGTGTATCACCATCGGTTGATAATACTTCAAATACACCACCACCTAATTCTAGTACAGATACATCGTGTGTACCCCCACCACAGTCAAAAACAACGATTTTAGAGTCCTTGTTTTTCTTATCAAGACCATAAGCAAGAGCAGCTGCAGTTGGTTCATTGATAATTCTCTTAACTTTCAGACCCGCAATCTCACCAGCTTCTTTTGTTGCTTGTCTTTGAGCATCATTGAAGTAAGCAGGAACTGTGATAACGGCTTCAGTTACTTCTTGACCCAAATAATCTTCAGCAGTTTGTTTCATTTTCTGTAACACCATTGCTGAGATTTCTTGAGGTGAGAATTGTTTATCATCAATCTCTACTCTTGGGGTGTTGTTTTTCCCTTTTACGACCTTATAAGGAACTCTCTTAACCTCTGACTTGGTTTCGTCATAATTTGAGCCCATAAAGCGTTTGATTGAATAAATTGTTTTGTCAGGATTGGTTACAGCTTGTCTTTTTGCTGGGTCTCCAATCTTTCTTTCACCATTGTCAACAAATCCAATGATTGAAGGGGTTGTTCTTTTACCTTCATTGTTTGTTATTACAATTGGTTCTCCATTTTCCATTACGGCTACACACGAGTTTGTAGTCCCTAAATCGATTCCAATAATTTTACTCATATTTTGTTCGTTTTTGTTTGAATTATATTGTTTATTTTTTATGTAGTCAATTCTACTCACAAACATTTGTTATAAAAAATTAATCCAAACCTTTTTAACCTGACAAATTGTCAGTTTTAATGACAAAACATAATTTTTTTTATTATTTTTATAAAAAAATTGATTTTTCTAAAATCTTATCGTATTTATTCCTAAAAGAAAAAAAATGGACATCAATCTAAACAACATATACAATTTTTAATTCATAACCCCCTTATTATTAGGGGGCTTTTTTTTATAAACCAATAAACAAAATTAATAACAAAAATGAAAAACACACAAATCTACAACGAGTTAGTACAAAAGATGAGAAACTTTTTCCAAGCCAAAGGTTTCTTGGAGGTTCCAACACAATCTAGACTTTCAATCCTTGCCGCTTGTGAAAATCCACATAGCATCACAAAATTTGAATATTCAGGTGAAATTTGGCCTTTACCACAAACAGGTCAAATGTGGTTGGAATATGAATTACTTCTAAATCCTGAATTTCCTGGTGTATATTGTATCTCCACATCATACAGACAAGAAGCAAACCCAATCCCTGGTCGTCACGACTTAATCTTCCCTATGTTCGAAGTTGAAACAAAAGGAACTAAAGAAGATATGGTTAAACTTCAAGCGGAAATGTTAGAATATTTGGGATTTGATATTCCAATAGTTGTAGATTATAATGAACTTTGTGAAAAATACGGAACTGAAATCCTTGAAGCTGAACACGAAACAAAAATGTGGAATGAAATCGGTGATTCTATCTCACTTCAAAACTTCCCATTGAGAACAAATCCTTTTTGGAATATGCAAAAGGGTGAAGGTGACAAATTCCAAAAGGTTGATGTTATCCTTTTCGGTCAAGAAACAATCGGTTCTGCTGAAAGAAGTTGTGATAAAGAAAGTATGAAAGAAATGTTCTACACAATCGAAGGTGGGAACTACTCAGCAAAACTTTTTGAATTATTTGGTAAGGAAAGAGTAGAAAAAGAATTGGAACATTTCTTATCTTTGGATTTCTTCCCAAGATTTGGATGGGGTTGTGGCCTTACAAGATTGGCAAGAGCTTATGAATTGAATCTTACAAAAAAACTTACTGAAGCAATCATTTAATTATGGCGAAAAAACTAAACCCTGAACCTCAAATGACACAAGATACCAAATCAGAAGTTGTTATAGACCACGGAGATATCATCCAAATATGGAAATATGACAAAAAATTGGGTAGAAATGCCTATGAAGTGGAAAATGTTTATAAAGGGGAAGCTAAGTTTAGTAAATTAAAAAAGGGGTCGAAATAGACCCCCTTTTTTTTATTCTTTTTCCTCTTTTCCTGAGTATTTAACCCCCATTATTGTACCGATTATACTAAATGCGTTAGTTAATAATATACCTAACATATTTGACCAAGTAGAACCAATCATTTGTGTGTCTTTATTAATTACCAAAGCCAAAATGTACATAAAAGTTGTTATGATACCGATAGATATAATAACACCTAAGGCAATTCTCACGATGTTGCCAATTAATTCTGTTTGTTTTTTCTTTTGTAAAACATCCAAGTCATTAACAGCAGCAGTTTTGGCTTCTTCTGCTTGGATTCTTGCCAACTCTGATTTAGCCATCTCCTGTTGAAGTTCCATACTCATTCTTTGGTTATCTTGTTGCCAAGCAAGTAACTCCCTATTTTGAACTTCGAAAATCATTTTTGATTCTTCTACCTC